CCAGCCTTGCGGCAATGCTCGCGATCCTGTCCATCGCCGCGGTGCTGATCTTCGCGGCGCTACCGGTGTTCTGGGCCCTGCCGCCCAGCCATCTGCCGGCAAGCGGGGCTGCCGCCGGCATCGCTTTCATCAGCAGCATCGGCATCACCAGCGATCGCGGTCTCATAATGCGCCTTGCCGCTTGCAGGATCGACGTGCGACACAGTGGCTTTCTTCATCGTATCGATCAATCGGGTCGTGAACTTGCCGCCTGCCATTCGGTAGCAGGACATGCCTGCGACTGGCGCGTTGTTGCCATAAACAAGCGAGAAAGACGGCGGCGTCGCTTCAATCACTTGCTCGTCAAAAATGATGACACCGTTTCTAAAGACCTTGATCGCGAGCTTCGCGTCACGGCAGCGATGCAACAAGAACTCAAGGCTGCTCTGCTCAGTCTGCTCGACGCGCGAATAACTCGGATTGAATTGTGCTCGGTAATCGAGCTTCATTTTCTGTTCGTCTTCGACGATCTGCTTCGCAATCTCGCGCAATGTGTGATTCTCCCAGCCGCGCGTGTCATCAGTCGACTTGAGATAGCTGCTTGTCGGTATCGACGTTGCTTTGATCGTGACCGTGTGCTGCGGCAGCTCGAACTCGATCTCGTCAATCCACAGTGTGCCGCAGTCGAGATTGAGCGCAGCTGCATTTGGTGAAAACCAGCGCTCAGCAATGATGCCTACATCAAAGAAAGCGCCCTTGTCGGGCATCCAATCGTTAATGAATCGATTGTCGCGATCAGCGAGCTGCAGATGTAAGTCGTCAGCTTTCTCGCCGTCGCAGCTGTCGACATAAGCAAGCGTCAAGAAATACGGTTCGAGCTTGGCGAAATAGTCGACGCCATTCATCACGATCGACGGACGTGCAGAGCGCGCTTTCAAGATCATGATTGTGGCTCCAGTAATGAGACCTTCCACGGCACGAGCGGAATCTCAGTTGCGACATTCACTTCAGGCACTTGCACAGCAACGCCAGCAGGAAAATGCGAGATGTCGCGCAAAGGATAATTCGCTTCAATGAGCCGATACATCAGATGTTCGTTGCCACGTTGCATGCCATAGACGCGCATCGCGATCGTGTCCCACCAGTCGTCTTGAACTGACACATAGACGCGCGCGCCAAGCGGGAGAGTAATGCTTGCCATGTTTTAATAGCCTCCTTCGTATGACAGACGTCGCTCTTGACGTTGCGCACGTTTAAATTCAGCAATGAAATTCTTCGACAGATCACGAAGTTGTGTATCCATCGCGTGCCGTGCAGCGTCATCCGCCGGCCCGTTAATCGTGACAGCCGGTTGAAAATTGTAATGATTAGCCGTGCTGCTTGACCCACCAAGGCGCATGTCAGGATCGACGCCCATTGCTCGCAGTTTCGATCTCCAACCTGATAACTCTGTGACGTTCGTGCCATATGGATCGTTGCTCGCGCCTATAGGCGAATACACTTGCGCAAGCTCTGCTAATGTCTTTGCACCAGCATAAGGTCCTGTTCCTTGATAGATGCCGCGAGACATGAGCGCAGCCTGTTTCATGATGCCCGCTTTGGCGGCCTCCATGTCTGCGAAATGCGTCGGCCCGCCGCCGCCGGGCGAAATACCCAATGGATTCAGGTCAGCTGCTGCGACGTTCTCTTGTTGTGCAATAGCAAGCAGCAAGCGTGGATCGATTCCGTATTGCTTACCAGCTTCCTCAAATGCGCCCAAATAAGGTTGCAACTTCGACGAGACTTGCATGCCTTGAAGCGCGCCAGTCGCTGCTGATGCTTGTGGAGCGATAGCAGCAGCTGCCGCTGGCGTCGGCGTCGGTGCCGGCGTCGGTGCTGCTTTTGGTGAAACCCATTTGCCACTCCAGATGTTGCCTTGCAGCACGGGTCGATTCGCTTCGCGCGCCTGACTCGTAGCTTGCGAAGTCTTTGTCAGGCCCTGCAACGTTTTAACAGCGCTCACAATGCGCTCGATCAGCTCAGCGTCTGCCTTGAGTTCTTCGTTCAGCCACTTTGCTAGCCACGTGCCAAATGATTCTTTGACTTTTTTATTAGCCTCATCAACACCGAAGAGCGCGTTCTTTAGATCGATCAGACCTTGCCACAGCGCGCTGAGCGTGAACCCGATGTCTTCCTTTTTCGCTTGTTTCACGAAGTCGAGTGCGTTGTCACTAAGCTTGCTGAATGCGCTTGCTAATGAATGCACGCCACTGATGATATATGGCTTGATTTCTGGCATGGCCTGCAGCCATGCGTCAGCCATTTTACCTAGGACGGGAATTATTTCGTAGCCAATCTCCTTGCCGAGCTTTTCGAGTTCTTTGCGCATCACCGCAAGTCTGCCAAGCGGCTCATTCGCACGACGCGCGCTCTCGCCTTCTGCAAAGCCCATGCGTTGCATTAAATCATCGAGCCGGGCCTGATACGTGACGAATTGCTTGCCCCAATCCTTGTCGAGAAAAATGCCATACGCCTGCAGCGCTTTTCCTCTGCCTGTCATGATCGCTTTGGACATCGCCAATCCCAGCTCTGCGCCCTGTTCCTGATTCGCGTTCACGCCTTTGATCGCAACGAGCAGATCACCCATCGCGCCAACTGAATGCATGATCTGCTTGGTTGGCACGCCTGCGATCGCAAGCTGCTTCGCCATTTCATCGTAGACCGTGCGCGAGAGCACGCCTTGTTTTGCAAGTTCTTCGTTGTGCGCGATGATCAAATCCCGTTGCTTGCCAGCAAATTCGAGCGCTTTTTTCGTGTCGCCACCGCCAGCTGCTCTGATTTGATTGTTCTTCAGCAGCAAGACCTGAATCGACCGTAAACGTTCTTCCTCCTGCTCTGCAGCTTCGGTGGACCCTTTGAATATCTTTGCGAGACTGAATGTGCCAGCGAGACCGAGCAAACCACCAATCGCAACGCCGACACCTGCAGCTGCCTTGCGCAGACCTTGCATGCGCTGCTCGGCAGTCTTCATCGCGCCCTTGAAATTGGCGAGCACCTTGCCGCCGATCGCAAAGATCGCTGTATATTGTCGAGTGGCGCCTGCCGCCATATCAGTGTTTCATTGCCGCTTCGTTTTCTTCGCGCACTTGCCGCGTGAGTTCTGTGAAATAGTTCACGACGTCTGTGATCGGCAGCTCCATCCAGTAATCAACAGGGCCCATACCTGAACGAGCGAGACGGACTGAGAGAGTGCGAAGAAGTGCCGTTACGCTTTCTCCTCTTCCGGCGAGCTGCCACACGCTTTTAAAACTTCAAGCCGTAGTGGTGTGTAATAGCGGCGCGGCAGCTTCTGAATCACGCCGAGAGGCACATTCGCGCGATGCGATGCGATGATCTGATGATAAAGATGTTTCATCTCAGGAAGGACCATCTCGTCTTTCTCGGGTTTATAGAGCTTGTTGAACTCGCGCTCAGCACGCTGGAAGTCTTTGCCGTTCATGTCGTCGAAATCGAAGATCAGCACGCCGTATTTCTTGCCGTCATACTCAAGCGGCGGATCGATCTTCATGCGCACTGGCAACTGCGCCTTGCCGATCTCAAGATCACGATATTCTGTCTCTTCAATTTCCGCGACAATGGCCGCGACTTCGCTGTTATGCCCGTGTTCCAACGGGCCCATTGGCTGTCTGACTGCTGTTGTTGTTTCTGTTTCCATAAAATTACAGACCGATGAGCTGACGAATGCGAGCGCCTGTGTCGACGATTTGGATGCCGTCATTCCAACGGCACACAGCGTTCTCTTTGTTCAGCTCAAACATGACCTTGTCGTCATGCAGACATCTGATTCCAATCAGCTCATATTCGCTGACAGCTTCGCCTTTCGCGCCGACTTCGAGCTTGCCCAAGTTGAAGCTCTTCGGCGCGGTCGTCATCGTGTAGCGCCAGCCTTCATGAATGATTTTGCCTGTCGCTGAGCTGTGCGCCTGCACTGCAGCCCACGCGTCAAGGATCGCGCCGTCCTGAATCGTCGCGAACACTGCGTCGTCAGTGATCGTGAGCCAGTTGAACGTGACAGTGAGCGCTTGAAAATGCGCTTGAATCGGCATGTCGATCTCGCCGAAGATGCCGCTGCCTTTCAGCGCGTCGGTCAGGTTCTGCAAGTTCGACAGCGTGACGTCTGCGAGACCGATCAGTCTCCGTCCATCCTTAAAGATGGAGTAATTCGCTACATGGTTTGGGATGATCATTTTGTTCTCCTATTTCTCTCTCTTTGTTTTGTTACGCTGCGACCGTCTCTTCATTGACGAAGAGCGCCTCTACGAACGGAATCCAATATTCAATGCGGAAATCGAGCCACTCTGCTGGCGTCGGCACCGCAATGTAAATGTGAAACGTGAAATGACCATTCAGCAGCTCGGTCGTCGGGTTTTCGTCATGACGAAACTCGATGCGCGCGCCGAGCAGCGCTTCAGTCGCAGCAAGACCATCAAGCCACAGCTGCAGCGAGTTCACGATCGCGTCAATCAAACGGCGATTGCCGGGTTCATCGACCTTCTGCCAGATCGTCAGGACAACCGTGTTCCCAATGAAGTCGAACATGCGACGCACAGGGATGAACATATCCTTCACGTCAGTATCAGCTGGATAGGCTGCGGTGCGATTGCCCCATGAGCGCCAGCCGCCGATGAAGTTCAGCGCAGTCACGATGCCTTGACTGTTCAGGTAGTTCGCATCAAGCAAATGCATCGGCAGCTCCGTGCCGTCTTGCAGCAGCAGCGCGTTCATTCGCAGATTCTTGTTCGACGGCGAGTGATACGGGATGCCGTTGCCGCGATAAGTATCAGTCCACTGCAGCAGCGGACCTTGTTGACTCGCGAAGTTGAACGCTTTCGTGCTGGTCAGACCGACAAGCGCGGGCCT